CTTGGTAAGTCGTTGTATCATATACAACAGTTCGGTATGAAGGCTCACGACATGGCTATACGGCTTAATACAGAGGTTTCCGCGATTTCCTCACGGAGGATGTTGGAAAAGTTACACCCAGACTGGACAGAGCAACAGTTGAATGATGAAGCGAATACAATTAGTCATTACTCTATGCACGGAGGGGGGAGTGCTAATCGTCCGTTGTTCTTTTTAGGGATTAAGGGCGGGTTGAGTCCGCAGGTGGGTGGGTTGATGTATATATTACAGATGTATGTATATAACACAATCGCGCAACATGCGATACTAGCGAAGAACGCGATAACGGGAGCAGGACTTAGTGCGACTGAGAAGTTAGCCGCACAGAAGGCAGCTGGAGTGTCGTTAGCAACAATAGCAACGTTTGCGGGGATTAGTGGTATTCCCCTTGCTACGCAGTTGTTTGCACTTATTGAACAGTTCTTTCCTCAAAGCGAACCAAAACGGAAAATGCGTGAGATGTTTTATGGGACGGGTGAGTGGTTGAATAGTAAAACACATCTTTACGCACAAGACCGTGATATGGGATCGTTTGTTGCAGACGCCGCAATGGATGGACTTATCAATAGTGTTCCTGGCGGAGTCAATATGTCAAGTCGATTTGAGCTTGGTGGACTTATGGGAGTGTCTCCTTACGGAGGGTTTGATTGGGCTAATATGTTAGGCCCGTCGAAGGATATGTTGAGTAGACTTATGGTGAAGGCCCCACAAGCCGCGGCTGCGGGTGATTTTTGGGGAGCGGCACGTGATCTGATACCTAACAATCAGATACGGCGAGTTGCGCAACTAGCGACGGACGGGTGGAATGTGCGTAACGCTGACCAACGGCTTAATGTTAAACTTACTGATGCTGAGAAGGTGATGCAAGCGGCGGGGTTTACTCCTAAAAGTATCTCTGACCAACGTGCTTTAGGGGAGGCCCAGAAACGGGCAGAGAAGATTGAGTCAGAGGATGCGAAGAAGTTCCACGAGCAGCAAGCGTCGTTGGTATTACAAGACAAGTTTGGTGAGGTAACGTCGAATCTTTACAATCGAGCGAAGACAGATCACATGTACGACCCAAAAGAAGGTGCTCGACGTATCGCTGAACTTGTGCAACAAAGGACGACACCATTTGATCCGACGAGAACAGGGACACGTGTGGGCCAAACCTATAACGTAGCAAAGTCGTATACTCACCCTCCTCAGAGTTCAGAAACTCAACGTTTATTAGAAAGGTTTGGCTTAACGCAGAAGCTAGGGTTTCCGCAGCGTCTATCCAAAACTGAGATGTTGGAAGCGCAAATGCTAGATCAAGTGAAGTCAATGTATCCGACAATGACACAAGTGGAGGCAAAGGAGATGATTGATAAGCAGTTTCATGCGGCGACACTGGCACAGCATGGGGTTCAGTTTTGATAGGAGTGGTCATATTTTTCTCACGTTTCCTGGTAAGCAAACAAAGCGTCTGTCTACCGTATTTACTTTTTCTGTTACGGTTATCGTTTGCCCTGTTTCAGCAAGATACCTTAAAGAGGTATATTGTTCCATTGAGTTCCTAAAGTGAGTAAAAGTAATCATTTTAAGTTCTTTCTCTAAGATTTTTCCACCAGCGTTTTTAATCACGCTGAGAACATAAAGGTTCCCTTCGTTCGTTTCAGACTTTCCCATTCGACTAGTGACCATAGGAAGCTGCGTCTGTATCTCGGCCAACAATCCTATTGCGAGTTCGATATGGGATTTGGTGACAACGAGGTCATTGCTTTCACTGATAGAGGAAAGGAGGGCGACTTTGAGGACGAGGATGTGTAAGGTGCTGTGCCAGTTAGTGAGAAATATATCCCCAACTGGTGCTTTGTCTTTTAGATACCACGCCCAGAAGTAAGTCGATGCGTCAGGTGTAAGCCTCGCTTGCCCTGCGAGTGATTCGACTTCTTTTAAGCGTTTAACGCACGCCGCACGAGCTATTTTTGATTCTTCGGTTAAGATTGGTTTACATTTAACAATCCCTTCGTGGCAGACAAGAATGGCCCGACGACCATAACCTTCAGAGAATTGTTTAGCTTTGAGTTGGTCGGTGAGCCATTCTGGTACGCTACAAGCGAGGAGAGTGACGTAAGGGTTTTCAATAAACCGTGTTTCGCCTTTTAGTCGGTATTTATAGGCTTTCTTACCGTAGACGTTGGTGAGAAAGGTGACCATTGCGATAGGATTTAGTTGAAGATAATCCATTAGTTCTTCCGCAAAGATGTGGTATGGTTTGAAGTCCACCAACTTTCCGGATTGCATATATTGACGAGTGCTGGCGTCAGTGTCAAGAAAGGTGATAATGCCCTGATAGGTTTCGTTGTCGCCGCTGACGTTCAGGTCGGGCATAGCTTCAACAAGAAGGTCTAGGCCGAGAGTCATGGCAACGGTTTTGCGGCCTCCTGACGGGCCTATAAGAATAATGTAAGTGTCGCAGCGAGCAAAGAAGTAGTCAAGGTCGATGTAGACTTTGTGACCAATGGCGGCAGAAAGAAGTCCGTAGCCTGTCCAGAGGACGTAGGGTTTAGGACACTCATTGCCGGAGTTATACGACATGAAGTCGTGTAGAAAACTCATGCAGTAATAATTCTGTTCGCTTTGTGGTTGCCGCCGCTGATGCGAGTAATAGTCATTATTTGACCATGTATAGGGTCTTTTACAAACTCGGTGCGGATAGTTTGCATTTCGAGGGTTTTTAGTTTGTCGCCGTGAACAATAAAAACGCCGTCCTTGCCGTGGTATTCGACGATGTAGTTTAGAAATGCGTTGTATTCGTGCTGCATTAGCTCAAGAGTGGCTAGGCGGGCTTCTAACGAGAGTATTTTGCGCTGTGAGAAGGATAGGTGATTATTCATAGGTTGGGGTCATTTAATGACACGGACAGATTTCGATTTCGATGTCGCCGTCACGAAAAGTAAATAGTTTCGCGTCGGGCGACATGAACTCGGCTATTTTTCCGTCATCGGTTTGAGCGTTTTTAACAGTGAAGTATACTTCAACTTCACGATAGGGAAGTTTTAAGCATTCGAGTTCTCGGGTTAGGTCACTTAGTTTCATATTTCGTAGTTTTGTGGTGGGGTTATTAGATTGCCTACATTATGAAAGAATGTTTCATAAGCTGATACGTTTAAAACTCGGTTACTTATTTTGTTAATCCTGGCCATTGTTTTACGGTGTGCGGTTGTTTGATCTGCTATACGATGAGCGTCGGCTTCACTATCAGTATTGATTTGTTCTTCACCGAACTCGGTTTTAATTTTGTATATCATATTACGCCTGCTTTTAGATTACCCCATGATTCGCCATACGCCCCTTCAAAAGGGATTACAATTTTTTGCCCCGCGATTTCCAGTGAGTTGTTAAACCAATGTCTAATCTTTGCAGTTGCGAAGGAGACATCTTCCTTACGGAATTGACCAATGAGTGCGTCGTGAACGGTGTGAAGAGGCTGGACTTTAAGATTATATTGCGTAGCTGTTTTGCTATCTTTGGACTCCACGGAGTTATTTTCTGGGTCTTCCCAGAGAGCGTTGACTGCGAGTTTTGTTGCATAGGTTGTGTTGTGTTGTGGTTCTTCTGCACAGGCTTCCATAAAGGTTTTATGATCGTCTCGACGACCAAAAAAATCTCTTCTATGTCCACTTGCGCTGATAAGGTATCCTTTTGTTTTTAGTTGAGATTTAATCCACCGATGCCATAAGTGAATACCTGGATAACGAGAAAGGTAGACACCTGCTTCTATAAGGCACTTAGAAGGGGCGACATAAACCGGCTCTCCAAACAGCTTATAGCTGTCTTTGAGGATTTGGTCAGACATCGTGGCTTCTTTCATACCGTAATTAGTGCCGTGTTGAATACGCTTGCGAGCAAAATACATCCACTCGTCTTGGTTTATACCTTTGCTTTCTTCTTTGATACGTTCACGAGGCCAGCTATTTACTTGACGGCCGTGCATGGAGATAAGACTTAAGATTTTCGCTGGCTTTAGTCCGTAGAGATAGTCGTCGAGCATCGTTGAATCGCCGACCGATTTACAATGAGCAGCGACGGTCCACCCGTCTGCTCCTGACAAGTCACATTGGAATAACCAATACCCTTCATCAGGCAAGAACAAGTCGCGGTCTTTTTTCGTTGCAGTCTGGAGATTAAAGCCGCTGCCTGTGGGAGACTCATAACAAGACAACCTACCAGTCTTTGTCCCGACAAGATTATATCCACATCTAATTCTACCATCGTCGTCAGTTTTAGCTTGTAAGGATTCACATCTTGTTCTGAGTGCACGGATTTTGAGGATGAGTTTAAGTGTCGGGTCTTGTGTTTTGCCGTATAATGTCAGTAATGCAAGCACATCCGTGGTCTCCTTTTCAGTTCGACGGCCGTGCTCTTTTTTGTATTGGATTGGGAGACCTAGTTGACGGTAGAGAAAGTCTGCGATTTGGTTTTTGCTTTCGACGTTGAGACAATGATCAGTTAAAACACTCAACCTGCCGTGATTCGCAAGGTTAAGGGGTTCTCGCAACAATCTTTCGGCTTCAACTGCGAGCTGGAGACAAGTATTTTTCGCATGGCTGATGATGTCGGACGTGAGATTGACAAAAGATGCGTCCCGTTTGAAACATAAGACGTCCCTACAGACGTCCACCCAGGCGGCAATACAATTGGGATGTGGCATACCTGCAATCTCGTTAAGCGCCCACTGGAGGCGGTTGATTTTGGTTTGGAGGTCGTTGTATTTTTCACGTGCTTTTTTGCTGTCATAGTTTATTCCTTTTATTTCTTGGTAGAGCGTGGGTTCGAGTAGTTTCATGTTAAGGCGGTAGTGCTCTAGCTGCCGCCCTTTTAACTGTTTCAACAAAGCATCTCGTATTTCGTAGGTAACGGCGGAGTCTTTACAACAATACCGCCAGCGGGTGATTTGATCTTCGTCGTCACGTTCCTCTTTCCAGTAAGGTTCACGAGTGTAGATTGACGCTTGGAAGGCTAGGGACTTTTTCATCTCACAAAAAAGTTCCCAGTGCATAAGCATCGTGTCGTCAACGAGGCCGCGAACGGGGATGTTGTAACCGTATTGGAGAACGAAGGTGTCGTAGAGGCTGTTCTGGAGGATTTTAGGAACTGTTGGGTCTGAAAGCACTTCTGCTAGACGACGTAAAATTTGTGTTTCTGCGGCCGCGTCCCAGTGGTTGGTGAAGGGTATTATGAAAGACTCTTGGGGTGAAACTGCAACACTAATACAAGTCATTCCGTCGACGTAGCCTTCGATGTCTATACTAATGGTGGTTTTGTTTGCTTGTATACTATCAAGTCGTTCGCAGATTTCTTCGACCGAGAGGCCGATAGTTAGTTGACGTTCAGGAAGGATTAACTCCGCCGACATCCCTTCATGCTTTGCACGTCGGAGGTCGAAAGCAAGTAGAGGTTTACCAGAGTATTCACGTAAGATTCCAGCTGGATGCAACGTTGCAAGACATTTGTATCTGACCCCGTTGAGGGAACCGTTAAAAAGACTACCACGCCAGTTTGTGATTCCTGTCTCTCCAGTGAAGGCACGTAAAGGTGTGTTGCCAAGCAAGAGACATAGATTTGGCTTGAACTGCACGAGGTCGGTATGTAACTGTTTAAGTCCATTTTGTATTTCTTCTCCATTCCAGTTGAAGGCTTCGATTTTATTACCAGGAGGACGTATTTGACAAACGTTTCCGACAAAACACGCATCACGTAGAATACCAACCTTTGCGGCCTCTGCCCAGAGTAAGCGGCCACTATAACCCACAAAAGGCCGCCCTTCGTATTCTTCGTCAGCGCCGGGAGCTTCACCGATAATAGCTATGCGGTAGGCTTGGTTGGCGTAGCGTGGGAAGTTATTCGGGACTAGGTTCTTTGTGAGTGGTTGAAGTTCTGAGTTCATTTCGTAGTTTTTTGTATATTGCTTCTTGCACGCGGAGAGGGAGTGTGTCGTAATCTACAATCTCGCCAAGTCCGTCACGGCATTGAGGATAACGCACGATGGAGGTGACACCAGTGGAAGTGAAGGTGATTTCGTAGGCGTCGCTGAAAGATATAACGAGAGTGGTCATGGGTGAAGGTCAAAGTATACACGGTTTGACCACCAAGCGGTGTTGTCAGTGTGCTGTGTCTCGCAATACCAAAGTATATTGGTGTCGTATTGATACTGAATTAACTGCTTATGGTAGGAGCAGCCAGTGCAGCATAGAAAGAGAAAAAGTAGGTATTTCATTTCACCTGTCCTTTTCGTTCGCTCATACAAACGTCACTTTCTTATACATTGTTTTCCAGTAGTCTTTCACTTGTTCAACTTGATAACTGAAATGGGTTGTGTTCTTTTCTATCGACAACACTCGGCGATTTAACCGTAGTCCACTAATAACTCCACTACCTTCACCCGCAAACGGATCAAGGACTGTTTGCCCCTCGGTGCTGACGGCTTCGTATAGATACTTCCATATATGAAACGGTTTCGCAAATTGATTTGACACCCGCTCGGCGTCATTAGAACAAACCTCCCAGTTTAATGCCACAGGTTTAGGTAGTTGTGCTTTGCCTTTACGACACACCATAGCAATCTCTGTTGCTTTTGTGATGTTGATGTGTGCCATTTGGTTTAAGGCTTGGGGTTTACACCAGACTAAAGGCCAACGTTGTACACGAAAGCCAGCGGATTCAGCGAGGGTGTAGAGGTATTGCCACTGCATTTGGTCGCACCAGTGGATGAAATAGCCGCCGTCACGGAGGACACGATAGAACGGAGCCATCATGGTTGAAAGTAGGTTTATGTTCTCGTCGACTTCGTGTTCGTCTTTAACGCGTGAGATGTCGTTAAAACGTGTTTTGGATTGGTCAAGAACGTCAAGATCAATCGCGAATGGTGGGTCGGTGATGATGTGGTCGACGCTGTCTGCGGGCCATTCTGCGAGAACTTCGCGGCAATCTCCACAGAAAAGACTATGAGATAAGTCGATTTGGTGGTCGATGACGTCGCCGCCAGAGAGTTCGTCGTCGGCGAATAGTGATACAGTGGCGGCGTCGGGTGTAGGTAAAGGAGTGGCAACGCTAACCATACCTGTGCGACGTGCTTGCTCTGCAATGGCTTTGTCTTCGAGGATGCGGTAGTAAACCCTTAAAGCGTCAGTTATGGAAGTGCAATCGTTGTATTTTTCATCCACGATTAACGGAGCAAGGGTAAGGCAGTTAGTTACATACACACGAGAATACCCGCCCAACAGCTCTCCCGTCATTTCTTGCGTCCATTCAGTGCGGTTAATCGCAGCTTCGCGGCTACGGGTGGTGTGAACTGCACAGACAGATTTTATAGTTTCACGCCAGGTTAGGTCAAGCCGACGTAGGTTGGTTTCGAGTTCAACTTCAAAGTATTCAGCGGGGCTTAAAGCGTCCCGACGGTAGACAGGGATAAGGTTATACTTCTCTGGATTAGCTTTTCGTAACCGCAGCCACGATGTAAACCGACACCAACCATCAACAAGAGTGTTTGTTTGGTCTAAAAGAATGGGTTGAAGAAGGCCGTAACGTTCGATGGAACTACAAAGCTGTTCAAGGTGAGATTCGATGTCAGGCCGAGAGGCGTTAGTGCCATCACGGACGCGGTGTTCGATGTTTATTTGTTCAACGGGGAATAATTCTTGGGACATATAGTTGGGGTCATTAAATGACCTCAACGGAGGGGTTAGCCCCCGTTGAGGACAATGTTAGTGGTTAGACGACGAAGCGAACAATCTTGTTAGATTCGTCTGGGTAGTCTTCGTTGCCCTTTTGCACTTTGACCTTTGCGCGGACAATCTTTCCCTCGTATCGGCCGAGGGGGAAGAACGCACCGATTTCACCACATCCGTCTTTCTCGAAGTTCGCGAGAGCACGGTTGATAGATGAGATGGTGTAGTCAGGGGTTGGCGTAATGCTGATGGTGTGGAACAACGGAAAGCCGGGGGCGATAGGTTCACCAGTGATGCTGGTGCGGTCGTCCGTGGTTTTCAGTTGTATTTTGATCACGTCGCCCGTGTCTTTGCTGTTGCGCTTTTGTTCGACTTTCACAACCGCGAGAGCATATTCGTCCGGCGGGAGCAACGGCATTGCGGTGGAGGTGTCGGTTTGGTCGTTCATCAGGATGGGGTTGATGTCACCTGTGTCTGATTGACTTTGTTGATTAGTCTCGTTAGACTGCGTTTCCTCTGCTGTTTGCTTTTCTTTCTTCATACTAGTTGTATTTCTGTTGTTTGTTAAAAAGCGGTGAAGCGTCGCCGCTAACGTTGGACAGATGTCCAAAGGTTAAAGGCTGCCTACTAGAAGCCGGTCGAACATATTAAACACTACTTGTGTAGGCTAAGACTGGTCCTTAGATGTGTTAAGCGCGTAAGCCACACTAAGAGTATCCAGTGCCGTATATTATACGTGCTCATGTTGCCTTGTCCCGTTCAGCAGCCAAATCATATTATTACTTCTTAAGGAATTTCTCCACCGCTTCGTAAGAGGCTTCAAGTGTGTTACCACAAAGGATGGAGTTTTTGAGTTGACTAACGGCAGTAGGATGCGTAGTGACGACGGCTTTTAGCCCGCGTGTTCCGCCTTGATCAACAAGCGTGCAGCGCCAGATGTCACTGAAGTAGTAACCAAAATAAGCACTAATGCCGGTGCTTATAGAGGGAACGTATGCTTCGATTGCGCCCTTTTTGTCGTATTCGATTTTTTCGTGGCAGTTGACGATTACGGTTTTACCAGAGGCTTTACATTCAGATAGGAAAGCGTGAAGCTCACGCTTGTAAGGAGCCCAGTTAAAACCTTCGAGTTCTTTGAGACCTTGCACGCGGCAGCTATGGGCGTAGAGTGCTTGGTCACACCAAGTGAGGGTGTCAAGGCCGATGGTTTGGATTGAGGGGTCTTTTATCGCAGCACGGGCGAGGGCGCGTAGTCGATCCCAACCAAATTTGAGGTCAACAAGGTCGCCTTTGTGGTGCTCGCCTTCGTCGTCTTCGTATTGAGAGATGGTGTCATACTTAAAAGGCTTGAACTTGTTGATGCTTTTTAAGTAACGGACGGGGCCGGCAAGGTTACGGTCGCAGTTAAGGATATACAACCCAGGGAACTGCATCATTAAGGTAGTTTTGCCACCACCGGGAGGTCCCATAAGGAGGATTGATAACGCTTCGGTTAGATTTTGGTCTGAGGTTTTCATGTTATTCCTTGTCGATACATTGGAGTTTTAGACGTTTTTCTGTGTGTTCAGGGACGTAAGTTGAAGGAACAACTACTAGTTCTTCAACTAATTTACAGTTTGGGGGCGGCTCCCCTGCCCAACAACGGAAAGAAAGACCGTCTATGGTTGTGGTGTAGTCAATGACTTTATCTCGGTATGTTTTCTCCCATTTACCTGCTTTGACTATCGCCATAACTTTTACGATTTTGTCGTGAGGTAAGTGGTTGAATTCGATGCTACAACCTGTGTATATTTCAGCTTCTATACTTTCGGCGTCTAATTCTTCTGCGTGTGTTTGCAACCAAATAACACACTTAACAAACTTACCCCTCCGATTGTTTTCGTCTTTGATTTCTTGTTCTAGTATTTCTTTTATCATAGTTTTTACTTTCTATATAATGGTGACCATTTGTTATCTTCAAACGCATTTGATGCTAACGCTGTCTCACGGCTGCGTTCAGGCAGTGAACAGACATTGAAAAACTCACACATACCATATTTGCCGCGGCAATGGTAGTGATGACGGGGAAAGATATTCCGGTCGTAGTGCCATAAAAACGTCTCAACTTGGTGGAGCATGTTTTCAAACCATTCTTCGAGTTGACCGGCAGGTTCTTTGGTGAAGAAACGTTGGCTTTCAAATGTGAGGGGAATAGCTGCGCCGGGTTTGCCACTCTTAGTAGGAGGTGCTATAACCTTACCAAGCACTTCGTCGAAGATAGCGTTTTGGATGCTTTCTCGCACCGCAATGGCGTCGTAGACATAGCCGACAGGTTCAATACCAGTAGATTCACGCAGCGCCCAACAGTAGCCTTTAAGTTGTTCCGACATTTGAGCTTCGTTCCAAGTGGTTTCACCAAGCATAGAGGTGGTTTTGTAGTCACGGACGAACACTCCTTCGGGAAATTTTACAACGCGGTCTATGCGGCCGATGTATATTATTCGACGACCGCGGACGATTTCGGGTATTTCGATAGCAAAAGGTTGTTCAACCATAGGCCAACCATACTTTGGGTGTGGAAGGATAGTGCTTTTATCCGCCGCAACCATAGGGTCGGTATTATACCCTTTGATTACTTTCACAGCATTCTCGAAATTACGATAGCCTTCATTTTCACACGGAGTGGACATGAAGTGATGTTCGAGAATACGCACCTGCTTGCCTTCGTCGACTTCGTGGACGTAGAAGTGCTTGCGGTTACGGAAAGCAAGAGCGGCGTGAATGTGGCGGCCGAAGCGTAAGGCTGCGCCTTCACCGGCGGTTCGACGGTTGTCGATGAAAGAGGTTTTACCTTTCCACGGACAGGTGGTGATTTGTTCTATAAGGCCGTTGTCGACCAAGAAACAGTTGTCAATGAAGCGGGTCATACGGGTTCCTCACTTTCCTCATCCCCCGCCAACAAATCCCCCAACAACTTCGCCTTTTGCGTCGGCGTAGCGTCCGCAGATTTGCGCGAGGTGCGTTGTGGTTTATTCTCTGCTGATAGCTGCTGTGACGTTCTCCGCTCCCTTATGAACTTTACGAACTCGTGGAGCTGTTCGTCCGTCATTTCTTCCACTGGTGTTTGAGTTAGTGCACTCCTCGCTGCATCCGCATTTAGTAAGGATGTAATTGATGAGGGTGTCACGATCGGCAATGGTGTAGTTGTTTGTTCTGACATAATCTGCTAGGTGTTTAAGGAATAATGCTTGTGCGATTTGGATGCCACCATGTTCGAGTAGAACAAGGCGAATGGTGTTGACGTCGTCCGCAGGCGCGTCGAGGTTTAGGCGGATTGTTTGGCCGTCGTAGGAACGATAAGGGTTTATGTATGTGGGGTTTTTCATAGGATGGTGTAAGTATCTCCGTCTTTAGTAACGGAGATGTCATATTTCTGTTCGAGGGATTTGATGTCGAACGTGGTTTGAATGGTTGACGGCTGTAAGAGGAGTTGATGGTGATGAAGAACAACTACTGCGTGGATTAGTTCCTCAGAAGGGTTGACAAGGTTGATCTTTGCAAGGTCTTCGATGTCATGGTCGACGTCCTGCGCCCGCATGACCTTATTTGGAGGAGTGAGTTTCCGCACAAGGTCGTAAGGGCCACAGACAACCTTGCCGGGCTGTGCGTTGGTGGAGACCACGACCTCGTCGCAGATTTGGATGAACTTCGCCATGTCCCAGTCGATTGGCCATTGGTTGTTACGGAGGGATTTTATAGCTATACGGATACGGGTGCTAAGGGTCTCCGTAGAGGCGACAGGTGGTTGTGGGGTAAAGACTGAGAGTTGTGGCCAACGCTCGGTGAGTTCGCGGAGGTAACGTTCGTAGAGACGAAAGTGCCGCTCGGTTTGGAGGTAAGGGAGGGAGTTATTCATGTTCGTTATTTTTAATAGAAAGGTTTATTTCTATGTTACGTAGTATACGACGGATTTGTTCAAGCCGATGTAATAGCTCGAAGAAGGCGCAAACAGGTATACCAACTTCAAATATAGTCCATAATGTTTTCATTTTCTGTGTGTATACTCCTTTCTGATTTGTGCCTCTTGTATTGCAAGCATGTCTTTCAACTTCGCAATGTCGAGTGCGTAACCGTCGTCAGGGTCGACGTCGGCGGTGAGTTCAAAACGGACACTTTCATAGTTGCCGACGTTGATTGTGCGGCCTAGAGTGATTTGAGTGATTTTCATTATGGTTTCCTTTCGTCGTCCACAGTTATGACCTTAATTTGACAACAACGAAGAACACATATTTCGTCAACGTTTATCCACAAAACCTTGCCGTCGGCGCTTATACGCACTTCGACAACTTTGGGAGACGTTATATCTAACATACTAACTTTTTCAATTTTCATATTTTTCTGTTCATGTCATTTAATGACGCCAACGGATTAAAAAATCTAGAGTTATTTGAGTTATACGTGGACGATATAGCTCTTGATTAGTAAAAGACCACGGGGGCTAACCACCAATACGATGTCACTCCGTCGAAGCAGGTAATACGGTAAAGATGGATGCCACGAAAAGGTTGCACATCAACACTCCGGTTACTTTCCGTCATCTGGATAGTTGTTAGGCTCCAGTCCATGTTGATGTGCAAGGTGTTTACGCCTTCAACCCGGCGAGAGGATTGGCACGATAGGCTTTGACTGCGAACGCGACAGCACGAATGTTCTTCGCTTCGTGTTCGGGGTCGGAAGTATCGACCAGTTCCACCGGCACGCCGGTGATGTCAGTGATTCTCGCCAACGAGACGCGCAGTTTCTTCTGCCCTTGTGCGAGCAATGCCTTCGCGGTTTCGAGGTCGAGCTTACCGGGTTCGGTAGAGGACGGACCTTTACGCTCACGCTGAGACGGATCAAACTTGATCTTGTCGTTGCTGTCGTCGGGGAGTGCGGAGTTCACCGCCATGATTTCGTCCAGTATGGACTGGAAGGTGGTCACTGCCACGCCCTTTGTCGCGGCAACACGACTAATGTATTTTCCTTCGGATTCGTCGAAGACTTGTTCGATTGTGCCGGACGTGTCGGGCTTCGCACCGGGTTTGTTCTTTGTCTCACGCGGAATGTCGGGGTTGAGTTCCGCCAGCTTGATGGCAAGTGCACGACGAATCTCTGCGAAAGCGCCGCGATACATGACGTTTTCAATCGCGTCGTCGAGCACCGCGACGCCGGTGCTGTTTTCATCCATCCGGAGCACACCCGCAAGAGCGGAGTATTCGTCAATGGTGGTGGGTGTAGTTACGCGGAATTTCAATCCGCCCTGAAGTTCCCAACGTGTTTCTTTCATACTAATGTTTTTTACTATGCAGCTCACGCTGCGGTGTTTAAACGTAGAGACAGCTACGGTGCTGATGAACCATCAAGGTTCAAATTGGTTAAAAGTTAATCCCACATTTCTTACCTTGCGGTATGGTTTCAGAAACGATTGTGTCTAACGACGAGAAGTCGAATGATAGTTCACGACCCTTTACCCCTTCGGCGGTCATTTTACAGCCTTTGACGGCTTGATCGACGGTGTTGCCAATGCCGACTACACAACAAGCGAAGGACGAAGATGGGAGGACGTAGTAGCTATAGCCAACCTTGTATGCTTTGAAGAGTTTTACATACGGGCGGAGTTTATCTTCAAAGACTAACTCCATTCGATGGTCGTTAGCCCAGCCGGAAGTGCCGACTAGGACTGCGGCGTAGGCACAGCGTGGGGAGAGTTCGACAACGTTGTTTAGACCCCACGCAGCGTTAGTGATAAAGGTGTCAAGGTGCTTTAACGCCTCAAGCATCGCCGCCATTGGTGGGTGAGGCGCGCGAATTGTAAGGTCGACAGGATAACCATTACCAGAGGGAGCGACACGGACTTCGGTGGAGACAAAGGTGGATGCGGAGGTTAGGTGTGGTGTAATACACACATTGACGTCTTCCAGCACTTTCGGCAGTTGGCTACTGTTAAATTTACCTATATACGCACTATCCTTAGATTCATAACCATACGGATGCACCACTGGCCAGTTGCCGTGGTTACAGAGACTATCACTCCCAACCTCAACCGCAGGGTCGATTGGAGTTTCGATAATGAATTCTAACGTTGGGTCGTTGCCATACTCTGTAAAGAGTGGGGCGATAAATTGTTCAAGCGTTGTCTCCCACGTCTCGTGTTTGAATGTTTCAATCTCACGAAAGCCACTACATTTAATAAAACATTCGTCGTTTTTATGTCTAACCTCAAGCTCGGCCATGAGTGCTTTTACACCAATGACCTTTGTTGATTTGTTGTGAGGAAGTGTAAGCATTTTTTGCTTCGCCCACCAACGGTCGAGTTCCAATCGCTCTGCGGTTGCACCAGCGCCAAAGACGTTGTAATGCTTCGTCCGCAGCCAGTCGACTTCGTCGCCGTTGTGAGTGTCAGGGAAGATGACAACATTACAGAGGTCGAGGGCAGAGTGGAAGTTGTAGACACGTTCAACGCCTTCGTCTTCAAACCCACTACCCATTTGGTGGACGCTGTGGAGAGAGTGTTTGTCGACAGGGGTGATGTAGTAGCCGACTTTGTGCCCGGCGCGGGCAAGAGTGATGGCGAGTTCGAGACAGAGTCCGTGGTCTGAGAGTAGGATTTTCATAAAATTATTTAGTGGTTTTTGGTAAGAACCACTGAAACTTTGGGAGGTTAGTTGTTGATGAATGTTAATGCAGTTTCCCACAACCCAAGATTGATTTTGCGATTTTGGGTTACTTCTTGTATACCGCCTTTACTACCGTTCAAGATGTTCTCTTGAATGCGGTTGTAGCACGTCCAAAGGTCGTTGCTAATATCGCTTTCGCGGCGTGGAGATAGAACTACAGCCGCATCTTGCGCGGTGTAGAGTTGATGCTGTTCTCCGTCGCCGTAGCGGCGGACACTTAAGCAACGCTTTGCGAGGGAGAGTTGAAGGGGTGGAGTTAGTGTTGTCGCCCGCATCATGTCCATTGTGCGTGGTAGAGCAGCAAACTCCGACATCATGTCGGTGATGATAACGTCAAGATTGACGCCGCCAAAGCCGAGGATGTGGATTTTACTAGTGTCGGCACTAAGCACACTTATCTGTGCTTGGTTACTACACCATGTGCGAAAGAACCCGACGGAAAAAGAAAGCCGTCGAGTGCGGTTGTGGCTGTTGAACAGCGTGGCGGTGGGCCATACTTCACCAACTTCTTTGTGAAGAGGTGTGCCAGGAACGTCAAAGACGATCCGGTGCGACGCGTAAGGGTCGGTTTTTATGCTGTTTTGACGCGCACTACGTATCTGCCAACCTTTTGATAATAGAGTGTCTACTATCGGCATGGTTGGTATGAATTGATAACGCTCGCTTACGTCTGGCGCGGGCGCGTCGGCGAAAGCGGAGGGGACAAGGTGATTAAGTTCTGATGTTGTCATATTAAGAGTTCATTAAAGCTTTGACTACAGCAATCCATTTTCGGTACTGTAAACCGTAGTCAGTGTTTGAGTATACCTTGTTTACTCTAGCCTCAAACGCCGTTAATGTGCCCTTAAAACAACCACAATCAACTTGGACATTTTTATCTAGCCAATAAAATGTGGTTTGTGCCTTACGTGAGCCAATTTTTGGTGTAGTAAGTCGACAAGGGTTTGAGGTGAAGGCTGAACAGTATGAACAGTTTAAACAGTCTGAACAGTCTGAACAGTCTGAACAGACTGAACAGTCTGCACAGACTGAACAGTCTGAACAGTCTGCACAGTCTGGACAGTATGAACAGTATGAACAGTATGAACAGTTTGAACAGTATGAACAGTATGAACAGTTTGAACAGTTTGAACAGTATGAACAGTTTGAACAGTTTGAACAGAATGAACAGTATGAACAGTTTGAACAGTTTGAACAGTTTGAACAGTTTGAACATCCAACCAAACTACTGCTTTTCTCCTCGGCTTGTTCTTTCGATAAACCACACCACTTATTCCCATTGTTATCTACCCAATAATTGTTTATATAGTTCATACTGTTTTCAACCTTTCAAACAGCGCGAATGCTGCGGTTTGGAACTTATCCTTACGCAGCGCAATAGCTGCTAGGAGTTCTTCGGTGGTGGCTGTGCGCCGCCCGACAAGTTCGAGCGAGTAGTGCTTAGGATGTTGCCGCCGCCACTCGATTAAACCGAGTTGGTGGGCGATTGTGACTGCGTCAGCAGCACTTGCTGCTGCCGGGGCGCGGCGGTGAAGATAGTGAATTGATGGTGTCATGCTACCCTCACTTCCACCTCAACAGAGGGCGCTTCGCCGATAAACCATTTGGCGATGTAGATGTTGTTCATGACTGGTGCTTCCGTCGGCAGCGGTTGCTCGTCGAACTTCACCATGTGTTTTGTATCTTTTGCTTTCACGAATTTAATGACTTTTGTTTTCATTTGTCGTTGTCGATTTTGTTGTTTTACACTGTGCCACAAACCAACCACACAACCACCCCTACGCTTGTGGCGGCGTAGAGGAAGAACCAAAGATTAGTAAGAATGTCTAAGTATGACCACATACACGAAGGAATGTTAGAAGAGAATGGACTAGTCGACGAAGCTCTAGCGGAGTTGTAGATACGGTTACTAACCTTTGGAAATTTTTTCATATTGTTCATGTCATTAAATGACCCCAACCACCGCCGCAATAGCTTGCGCGGCTGTGATCGGGCACTGGCGTTCAGCCTTTCAACGTTTCAAACAGCGCAAGGGCTTCGTGCGCGACTGCGTCCGCTTTAACGGCACGCTTTGCGGCAAGTGCGCTTCTAGCTGCCGCGAGGTTATCACCACGATTTGCACTATCACTGTCTCGTGGGTCAGGCACAAACCAATCATAATGCACCCATGTAATTGTCTCATCCTCTCCTACAAGTATAGCTAATACTCCATTGGTCATTACTATGCGGCCGCGAAAGCGCGGTAGACCTTGTATCTGTCCCTGCCGTTGATCGACAACCCACCGCCAGTCGGTGATCCGCCGCAAGGGAATGTTATGTTCGTTAGCGAACTTAATCATTTCAACTGACAACGGCCGTGCCACGCTCGTAATCTTATCTGTTGCTGGCTGCACTCCATGCACGCGTAAAAACTCCTTCCGAAGTGCTTTTTGCTTCGGTGTTAGCCGTTCGACCGAAGGTAGTGGTCTTGGGCGGACGCCCGGTTGATGGGAGATTGTGACCTTCTCAGCGTGGGCGTCTTTGTTGTCACTTTCCAAGCTCGGTGGTTGGTTGTAATAACTCCGCAACGTCTTCGCAAACCTTCGTGCGCTGACGCTTACAAGTGCGTCTTTTACCGCTTTGCTGTGGCCGGTGTATATATTACTCATAGCTCGGTGTCTCCCGCAGTGATTTCAAAAACTCCAACGCGTCTGCGGTTTGTTTGGTCATACTTTTCACTCTTTCTTCTTTCACCAATCTGTCGCGGTGGTTGGTGTTCACCGTAGGTGGAGTGGCGGCTAGGAGTGGCCTAGCTGCTTCTCCGCCATGCCGCAGTATCGCATAGCCGCGCCCGCGGCGCAAGGAATAAATCATGCTATGCAAAGATAAATGTCCTTCGTGGCTTAAGGGGCGAAGCCTCTTTGGCATAGGCCATGCTTGCCTTAGCTTCTATCAGCTTAGAGCCTGTCGGTCGGTAAGTCGGTCATAGACCGACTCGGGGGGGTCTCCCTTTAATTCCGCAAAGGCGGACATCCATTTGTAGTATTATCCTTCGCAGTAGTAAGGAAAGAAAATCCTAAACAAGGAATAATTCCTCTTTATATAGTTTGAAAAAAAAAAAAATTTTTATAGTATACAAGCAATTTTTTTGTCCGTAGAAAATCCTAACACTTTTTGTCGAACTCCGCATTTGCGGAAAGAGCAACCGACCCTATGAGTCGGTCTATGACTTACCGACCGACTCCTTTCTCCGCAAGAAAAGACCATTGTCGTTAGGGCTTCGCCCTTATGTCCATGTCATTAAATGACGCCAACTATAAAGGAGGAATAATAACGGACGTATTAGCCTTCGTCGACGGTCTTATTGTGGTGGAGTAAACCTCCGCTGGTGCAAGGCTATTACCGACCACGGGGGGCCGCCTATCGCTCTGCGAGGCACGTAGCTAAGGTTTTTGGTGCTCCAAATAAATCGCACCAAAAAGCGAAATAAAGCTTGCGCGGCGTCCGCCGCTAGGCTATATTGCTCACGTGATAGGCAGAGAACCATTGCACTACGCAACGAAGGCTGCCTTAGATAACATATATGACAAACATCGACCTAGCAGCTAAAGCAGTCGCCGCCGTGATCCACGCCTCTGGCAAGTTCGGTGCCGACGAACAAAAAGCGGCACTCACCCTCATAGGTAAGGACGCCGCACCAGCGGATCTGGTTGACACGTTCACGCGGCTGGGCAACGTCTCTGCGGTCCGCCAGGAACTCGAAAAATGCGGCGCGATCAAAGTCCCACCCACCGAGCACTCTGCCTTCCAGCGAGCGGTGCTCCACTCCCTGGAACAGCTCAGAGCTAAGAAGTAACCCTTAGCTCCTTCACCCCCTAGCGGCAGCAACCCGCTAGGGGTTTTTCACGCGCTCAGTGGTAATTCTTCTTGACACCATTTTTTGCGCCGTTCCCCTTTACCCTTTAATAGTCTACGAATCATCCTCTACACCCGGGTGGTTCAACAGTGGGGGATACCTTACCCCTTGACCCACACTTATTACGATATACCCCTTCACCCACTTTTTTGATTTTAACTTCCCATCCGTTAGCCACGCTTGCTGTGTTACTTGTGGACGTCATTCCGCTAGTGCGGAGGGTTGACTTCTGCTTATCAGCGTGCTATCGTGGTAGCGAAGGGGAGAGGTAGGGTGAGGTCGCCCTTGCGGAGAGAAAGATATGAACGAGATTACACAAACAGTGCGTGAGATTATAGCGGCACAGCCGTTGAATAATTTACAACCGTCGGGCGACGCCATGCCGGTCAAATCCACCGTGACGGGCGAAGCCACAGAATGAACGACGAACGTACAGTTCCGTTCAATAAACAACTCTACGAGAATAGTGGGTTGAAGGAGTTGTTTGCGGACAATCCGCCGCAAGGGGATGGGTTTTTTAACGCACATCCACCGAACCTTGCGATTTTACATGAGAAGCCGGAGCACCGGACGTTGTTGTGGATGAAAGCACAAGGGGCGAGTAATCGTGAGATTGCGTATCAGAGTGGGTATACCGAACCGTGGCTTTCACAATTGTTTCGTCAACCGTGGGCGCAGGAAAGGTTGGTGCAGATTATTACTGACAACGGTCGGGATGTTGTCAGCGAATTGTTGAAAGCCGCCGCGCCTGATAGCGTGCTTAAACTCATTGATCTTCGTGATGACCCACAAACCCCGGCGGCGACAGTTCGAGCAACGTGCGAGAATCTTCTTGATAGATACTTAGGCAAGCCTAAGCAACAGGTGGAGTTGCAAAGCACCAACACAACGAATCTTAAGGTCGAGGAGTTGGATACTGAGATTAAACGCCTGGAGAATGAGGAACGCGTGTTGTTAGGAAGACAATAACACCTATAGTAGAACACTGGAATGATACAATAGAACAGGTGGAAGAACAACAAAATACAAAACAAAGCGGGTAATACCCGACTTAAATCGTTTAATGAACCGAAAGGTGATAAATAATGAGAGTTTCACATAAAATATCAACAATGCAGGCGATAATCATAGGCATCGTGATTTTCGGATTTACGTTGGTATTAGTATTCCTTGCTATTTTTTTCGGGAGGTGAAACATGAATGACCGTAACATCCAATCTTCCCCGTCATCAATGAAACATAGTCACGAAGAAAACAAACGCCGCAAAGGGAAGGGTAGTGCACAAGGGGCACATCGTCAATTCGCGGCGGTGAAAAGCAATCGTGGGTTTGGCTATCATGGCACTCAAAGCTTTGGTGGACGAGGGAAGTAACAACTAACAGAAAGAATAATATGCACTATCGTAATGGTCGTGAAGCAAAGAATGGTGACAAAATCGTGAAGCTAGGAATCGAAGGTGGCCGGGTTGAAGCCTTTGGTGTTCTACACTCCGCAACCCCCGGCAATGACTATTGCAATGGGAACATTGCGGTCGTGCAATCCACAACTGAGGGTGCTTGCATGTGTGATTGTTTGCACATTGACGACCTTGCCGCAATCTTGGCTGAGAAGGGTTTGGATAAACGTCCTGTTGGAGTATAACGGCGTGCCACTAAGCCACTCAAAAGACGGTGTGCAAGTACCAACTGCGGCCTACGGCCGAGGCCAAAATGTCCGGCGCAGCCGAGTTGGCAACGCCGCGGTGATGGGTGCGGGGAGTAGAAAGACTGTGCGGACGACCGGAGGTCGTGGTGCAACCGGCTACAGCGGCGGCAAGTCGGGGGGCTTAGGCAACCTCGGTGTGCGAATGGCTGGAAGCGTTCGATGAACACATTACAAACACTTCAATCAGCATCAACGCCTACCGCAGAGCGTACCCCACTAACAATGAACACCACCTTAACGTCGACGCCGCAAAAGCGTAAGCAGACCAAGCGTATGAACTCCGGCGCGCTTATGCGGCGTGACCAAGACGTTAAAGGTCATGCCCGCTTAGGTGTTGTTGGCGACGAGCGCAGCACGCCCAAAGCCTCGCAACGTTTTGGTGAGTTTGGTACCATCGGCAGTAAACTCACCCGCCCATCACGATGATCTCGATGTCTAGAACGTCCGAAAATCCGCTTCAACAAATGCGGACGAACAGCGTTGGGCAGATAGTGTCAAAACCCACACCCGCCGACCGTGGGGCGGGAATGAAGAAATGGTTGCCCACGAAAAATAAACTTATTCCTAACAACGAAACCCAACCATCAAGGTCAAAACGTGTCACCAACCGCCGAGCTTCCTTCGGCCATACTGGAAGCTCAATCGTAAAGGTTTAAAATGCCCTGGAAAACAAAAGGAAAGAATATCGTTCGTGCCAATACAGGTAAAGTTGTCGGTCACTCAACCTCAAAAGCGAAAGCCGCCGCTAGTGTTCGTGCGCGTTACGCTAACATGAAGGGTGAACACTTCGGTCATAAAGGCTTCGCTATGTCTAAGAAGAAAGGTAAATCATGAGTTGCTCTAAAATACTTGATCATACTGCCCGTCTCTTGCCGTTGCAGGAAAAGGCTGATTGCCCCGAAAACGAACAACTAACCTCGATTAGTAAAAGCGAGGCGCTTACTGGCGGGGCTGAGAACTCTGTTGCAAAGAAGTTCTTTGGTTGTATTGAAGGTGGCGAAGCCCTCGTTGAGAAAATCCGCCCGGCTGGTTCAGGTCATTAAATGACGCCAACCAATGGATGCGCTCAATCCAGAGTTAGTTTTGTTAAAGCAACGCAAGTTACAGTTGCTTACAGCCAAAGTCACGGCTATCAAACAAGACTCACTTCCATTTTATCGTCCTCACCCGAAGCAGGACTTATTTCATCGGTCGTTGCAGAAGCGGCGTGGAGTGTTTACTGGTAACCGCTTCGGTAAATCCTTTATGGGTGTGGCCGAAGACTGTGCGTGGCTTCGTGGTGAACGTCCGTGGTACCCTACCGACGATCCTGCAAGGCGGAGTGGTATTCCACAACGCCCCGTTAAAGGCTTAATCATTGCCACCGACTGGGATAAAGTCAAAGAAATCTTTAGTGGTCAGGATGGAAAACTGTGGAAGTTTCTTCCACGCAACGGATTCATAAAAAATGTCTCACGTAACCACAGCGGCGCTATTGATACTATCATCTGCAACGGCCCTTTCGGCCTTAGTAGTCTTCGCTTCGATACTGTTAAGTCATTTATGTCCAACCCCCAAGGTTCTGAGTCCTCTGACTGGGACTTCATTCACGTTGACGAACCTTGTCCAGAAGGAATGTTCAAAGCCGCCGCACGTGGATTAGTTGATCGTAATGGATTTGCGTGGTTCACTCTTACGGCGCTGCGTGAACCGTGGATCACCGACGCTTTCGACGTTGACGGAATCTTTGATGGTATCTCCAGTGTTATCGAAGGAACAATTTACGACAATATATACTTGTCAAAGGAGGCTATACGAGATTACGAAGCTACTCTCACCGAAGACGAAAAAGAGTGCCGATTGTTTGGCAAGCCGCTGCACAAAGCGGGTTTAGTCTACAAATGCTTCCAGCAAGACAAGCACGTGCTTACCACTCTCCCTCGTGGTTGGCTTTCGTGGATAGAGCCACCAAAAGATTGGTCATATTATCTTTACATAGACCCCCATCCCCACACACCGCACATGGTGCTTTTCCTCACTGTTGATCCTTTTGGGCGTAAATACTACTACACTGACATCTTTGAGCATTGTTTAATATCACAACTCGTGGAGAAGATTCGTGTAGTTCTTAATGGTCGGAGAGTTGTCCGTGTTCGTTGTGACCCTATCGCTTTTAATGAAGACTGTGTCGATGGTAACAACATGGCAACCGAGTTCTGGCGTTGTGGTCTCGCAGTTGAGAAATCCTCGAAAGACCTTAGCAGAGGTATTCTACGTGTAAACGAAGCCCTTCAACTCAAAGGCGGCTGGCCATTGTTCACACCTGAATGTCGGCGTAGCTTGTGGGAAATTAAACGTTACCACTACGACGAAGAAAAAGGTAAGCCAGTCGACAAAGACGACCATGCTATGGAGTGTTTGTATCGCAGTGTTTTAGACGAGCCTTGCTATGTCGAGCCGCAAAAAGAACAAACTATCACGGAAGAAACTATGAACTCTTTGCCGCCGTTGTTTTTCGAGAAACTTGGGAGTGATGAAGTTGTAGTCACAAGGGAAGACTTAATGTTAAACTAATATGAAAAAAATACTATTGATTGTTGGTTTGCTATGTCCATTGTTGGTTTTTGCCCCACCAATAAACACTCAACTGAACGGCACAACGGATGTTATTCCGCCACATTCAACGAATGTGCTTGCTCGGGCAACGCTTACCGTTGGCGAAGCGGATAACATTGCTCTCGCCGTTGGGTTTCTTTACATTGGCACTAACGCCTCAACTCAAACTTTGTTGTGGCAATCTTCAATGGACGGGGTGAATAATTGGACGACGTTTGATACATGGACAATGATTTTAGTGTCTAACCCACTCCCCGTTTTTTATGGGCCGACGAATTATACTAACCTTCTACCAGGAGTGTGGCAGATTCGTCCGACGTGGTCTATGACCAATGCGGCGTTAAGCCTTACAAGTTACCTCACTAACGTAACAACTAATGGTGGTATTGTTTATACAAACATAATCACAAACACGGCAGCTTTTCCAGTCGATACTAACGTCGTGGTCAAAGGCATAACTAAACTTAAATGAACCGTCTAGCTTTAATTTTGGTGTTTTTGTTTTTGACGTTGAAAGCTAACGCTATTTACGTCACAAATCTTTTTGTCTTTCCGGACGGAAATACAAATAGGAACGTTTCTGTTTCTTTTGAGTCTATTGGAACGCCGTTGGTCTTATCAAACGGCACAACGATTGTGTCGTATTCGTTTAATTGTGTCGCAACGAACGGAGTGTTAGGGTCAACATTCCTTGTTGGTGGCCCAAATTACAAAGTTACTTTTGGACCTAATCCAAGCGGAACGTGGACTATTGGAGCGCCGTTAGGAACGAATACGTACGCTTTGGCATCATTAGCTTTTAATGTCAATTTGATAACGAATGGTTATTTACCCGGCATTTTATATGTGACGAATTATTACAACTCCACAAATGTGATATCGAATAGTTTTTATGTTACAAACATCACTCAGATAACGAATGTGTATAACATCACAAATGGAAGTGGTGGTTATGCAACTAATGCTATTGCAAACAATAATGGGTGGGGGACTAACATTATCTTTTATGGTGCAACCAACGGCGCGAGCGGCCTTCCGCTGGCGGATACGAGCCTAATCACGTCCAACTTCGACATGAGCGTGAACTGTGGCAACCTTCCCAACCTTAAAGTTGCTCTGCAATCCAATGTGCCGCCAATTGTCCTGACCACAGGCGATTCAACCGGGGATTATTTTCTCATTCCATTTCAGGCGTGGCTGACAGCTTATGATTTTAACCACGCGATTCAACACACAGTGGTTTTTGGGGCGGGTTCATCATGGAATTGTAACTGGTATCCGAACAACGGCTCAAATGGAGGCGCAAACATGGTCTATGTTGTCAATCCTACATACTACTGGATGAATACCGGCGTGTTTTCGGCTGGAACAAACGTCTATTGGGGAGGCATCGCCAACTATGGAGTCCAGTACGGGATTGGAAACAGGGTTACGGTTTGTATGGAAGCGAGCGCATCCAACGGAGTTGCTTCGCTTTATTACAGTCCCGACTTCGTGAATTGGACCGATCTCGGATCGCTCAACGAGGCCGCGCTTGGCAAGGAAGGGCAGTTGGTGTTCACCAACTTCTCAGTGCCTCTTGGCAACTACGCGATCAGACTTGCTTGCACAAGCGGCAACTTCGCTTTTGTGGGCAACGTGGGCGTGATTCAAACGAACTGCACGGTGCCAATACTGGAGACGATCAACGGGCCGGGGTATGCGATGCAGTTGCTAACCAATATGGGGACAAATCTGGACATCCTGTTGTCCAACATCAACCCATGCTTGACGATTGAGGAACAGGTCAAACCTCTCAACACGTTCAATGACTACACGAACTTCGCATGGCACATGTCAAATTCGGCTCCTAACTCCGATGTGCTTCTAATTGGGACTTACGCATCCGACCCGGCGGCTGAAATCGTCAATCCGCCAAACGCCATCACGTTCGATATGTCGCTATTTGAGCATAATGTGGCAATCACAAACTCCTGGCCGTTTGTTGACACATGGCATCCTATGGGGACTTGGTATAATATCACGAACAGAGGTTTCTGGCTCGGCGATGGGCCTCATTTAAATGCGCTCGGACAGAGCATATTATCAGCAGTCACGATGCAGCGGCTGAACTTTATGTCACTTTGGCAGAACGCGGGCCGGGCAACCGTCCCAACCAATTACGGCGCGCCAACAATTAACGGAAACGTCACCATCAACCCCTCTGGATTTGTTACAGACCCGATACAGATTGGGGCAAGCGGTCCGTATTTCAATGCGCTTTCCCTCTGCACTTACGGCGGCTCTCTCCAATCTGGAAACTATGCCATTGGACAATATTGCGATGGCGCATCGCAGACGTTCCTTCACGGGAGCGTTTTGGAATTTACCACAACATCGCAAGTGCCGTGGATGCAGATGTGGGGCGATGGAGGGCTATCCTTGTTGGACATGTATAACGACCCGCATAAATCCGTTGACCCAGGCGGCCCAGGCGTCCTGCTTGTCAACACCATCACTAACTACGGATTGGCTTATATCTCCAGCTTGCTAACCGGGATATTGACAAACAATGGGAACCTTTGGAATACTGGGCAAGGCATTTTCGGGAACGGGTTATATCTGTCCGGCGGCAGACTTGGATTTCCGTCTGGCGGCGGGATTAACACGGACACAAGTTTTTCTTTGTATGGAGGGAGCTTTGGCGGAGCAATAACAAATTCAAGTTGGGTTACAAATGCAGCAAATGTGACCAACGGACAAAATGTAGTTACATTAGGGACGGAGACCGCCTCCGGCTTCAGCGGCAGCGGCAACGCGTTGACGGGCACGAACCAAGCCAACTCCGGCAACCTCCAGAGCGGCGGCACGAACGGCGCGGCGGGCATGGTGCCGACCTTCACCGGCGCCGGCGGGACATGGACGGCTCAGACGCCCAGCGGCGGTGGCGGATCCACAAATGGGCTGGCGCCGCTTACAAACGCCAATCTCCACAACCCAATACTCAATGGCGCAACCAACGG